ATTTTCAGACTACGCAGGAACTTGGGTAAGTAATGCAGTTACTATAAATACAAACAGTTTAAATTTTCAAGGAAACACATCTCCAAACCCAGAATATAATACTAATAATCAATCAGTAAGAATAGTTTATTCTGGTGCTACAAAAGGTTGGATACCAACTTCAGATGATGATGTAACTCTTGAAACACCTCAACCTCCTTATTCTGTTGATTTTTTAGTTGTAGCAGGTGGAGGTGGTGCTGGAGGAAAAGATGGTGGTAATAATGCGTCAGCTGCTGGTGGAGCAGGAGGGTATAGAAATTCATTTTCAACAGAAAGTTCAGGTGGTGGAGGAAGTTCAGAAACAAATTTAACATTTAATAATGGAACACTTTATACAATTACAGTTGGTGCTGGAGGTTCTGGTGGAATTGGATTTGAAGTTGATGGAACAAATGGTGTTAATTCATCACTTTCAGGTTCAGATATAACAACTATAACTTCATCTGGTGGTGGAGGTGGTGGTGCAGCAAATGGTAATAGTGGTCTTAGTGGAGGTTCTGGTGGTGGAGGTTGTAGTTCTGGTGGTAGTGGTAGTGGAACATCTAATCAAGGTTATGCTGGAGGAGGTGCAAATGGAAGTTCTTGGTCTGGTTCTGGTGGAGGTGGTGCTGGAGGTACTGGTGCAACAAGTAGTGGTGCTGACACATCTTCTAATGGAGGTAATGGTGGAAATGGTTTAGCATCTTCAATAACAGGTTCTTCAACTTCAAGAGGAGGTGGAGGAGGTGGAGGTTCTTATAGTGGTACAGCAGGAACTGGTGGAACTGGTGGTGGTGGTAATGGTAGTAATAGTACAGATGGTAATGCTGGAACAGTTAATACTGGAGGAGGTGGTGGAGGAGCAGGAGGTAGTGGTTCTTCAACAACTGGAGGTACTGGTGGTTCAGGAGTTGTAATACTTCGTATGCCAACAGCTTCATATTCAGGAACTACATCAGGTTCTCCAACAGTTACAACAGATGGAACAGATACAATATTAACATTTACAGGTTCAGGGAGTTACACAGGATAATCTATGGCACATTTTGCAAAATTAGGAACAGGAAATATAGTTGAAAGAGTTGAAGTAGTATCTAATGATATTGCAACAACTGAACAAGTTGGTATAAATTTTTTAAATAATCTTTATGGAACAAGAGATGTTTGGAAACAAACTTCTTATAATGGAAATATAAGAAAAAACTTTGCAGGTATAGGTTATACTTATGACCAAACTAGAGATGCTTTTATTCCACCTAAAAATTATAATAGTTGGATATTAAACGAAACAACTTGTCTTTGGGAAGCACCAGTTGCTTATCCTACAGATGGTCAAAGATATAATTGGAATGAAACTAATCAATCTTGGGATTTAGTAGAATAAATTATTTAATATTACCCTAAAAAATGCTATAAAGTCATCTGCAAGTGGGTATTACCTCCACACCATATACTCACTTGCTTTAACTATGATTTAAAACTATGCAACTTTCTAAACACTTTAAATTAGAAGAATTTGAAAAGTCCTCTACTGCAATAAGGCTTGGTATTAAAAACAAAGCTGGTAGTGGAGAGATTAAAAACCTTACCGATTTATGTTATGAAGTATTAGAGCCTGTTAGAGCAAAGTTTGACAAACCCATTACAATTACATCTGGCTATCGTAGTGAGGAATTATGTGTAGCTATTAATTCTTCTAAGACATCACAACATACAAAAGGACAAGCAGTTGATTTTGAAATAGCTGGTGTAAGTAATTTAGAAGTAGCTTTATGGATTCAAAACAATACAGACTTTGACCAATTAATATTAGAATATTGGAAAGAAGATGAAGGTGCTAATTCAGGGTGGGTACATTGTAGTTTCAATCAAGACTCAAACAGAAAGCAAGTTTTGACATTTGATGGAAAGAATTATATTAATGGATTACCAGATGCTAAATGGTCTGGTGGAAAACTAACAAACTAATAGGAGAATATTATGCCAATGGGAAAAGGAACTTACGGAAGTAAAAAAGGTCGTCCACCTAAAAAGAAATCTAAAATGATGACTAAAAAGAAGAAAAAGAAGTAATGAAGAAGAAGCCTATATATGCCAAAGCTAGACCAAAGAGTTTAGGAAAGCCTAAGTCTTTTAATAAAAAATCTAAAGCATATAAGTCAGCTAAAAGAACAGCAGATAAAAAGTTTGGTAAAAAGGTTTCTTTGTATAAGAACATATTTATTTCTAAAGCTATTAAGAAATATAAACCAAGAAAGAAAAAGTAATGAACGGATATACAACAACAAAAACTTTAAGTGAGTTTATTAATAAACGACCAATGAAGAAAAAGAAGAAGAAGAAAAAAGGTAAAAAGAAATGAGTTTATTCGATAACACATTTGCACCAATAGGATTATCTATTCAAAGAGGTAATGTTGGTAATTTTAGTGGAGTACATAAATTTGGATTAAATACTGCTGTAGGAAGTGGTGCATTTGAAACAGTATGGGACGGGAATAACACATACACCTATCCATCTTCTTCTGGTACTGCTACTGCAACTTCATCAGATACAGATGACAATACAGGAACAGTTAAAATATTTGGCTTAGATTCTAATTATGATTTTGCAGAAGAAACTTTGACTATTGGTGGAAGTGCTGGAACAATTAATTTTATCAGAGTATTTAGAGCAGTAATGATAACTGCAAATACAGGAACTGCAAATGTTGGAACAATTACAATAACAGTATCAACTACAACTGTTGCTCAAATTCGTGTTGATTATGGTCAAACTTTGATGTGTGTTTATACAATCCCTAGAAACTATAATGCTTATTTAATGCAAATAGATTTAGGTAGTTCTAAAGATTTAGAAAATGAAATTAGATTTATTTCAAAAGAAATAGTTAATGGTAATGTTTGGAACACAAGAGCATTTATAACTACAAGAGGTGGATTTATAGAAAAGAATTATGCTGTTCCTGTTAAATTTACAGAAAAGACAGATTTAGAATTAGTTGCTAAAGCTAGTGCAACATCATCAGTTAGTGCTGGGTTTGAATTAATACTAGAGAAAGTAGTTCAAAGCTAATGACTAAAAGACCAAAAAATACTTCTGAACATTTAATAAGTATCTATGGTCATATAGAAGGTCTAAAAAAATCAATTACAAATTTGAAGTCAAATCATATTTTTCATTTGCATCAAGATGTAGAAAAGATAAACGATAAATTTGATAAACTTTTATTTTGGATAGTTGGTGGAGTTGGTGCTGTAGCTTTAGTGTTTATAACGCAAGTGCTTTACTTTCTATCTAAATAATATACAACAAATACTTGTATGAAGAATAAACGAATCCTTGTTATATCCGATATGCACATTCCTTATCATCATAAGGACTCAATCAAATTTTTAAAAGAAATCAAAAAAGAATTTAAGCCAGATAGAATTGTTAATATCGGTGACTCAATCGATTTTCACAATATATCTATGCACGACTCTAACCCAGACTTACCTAGTGCTGGAGATGAACTTAATTTAACAAGAAAATATATTAAAGAATTAGAAGGTATATTTCCAGATGTTACAGAAGTAGATAGTAACCATTCTAGTTTAGTATTCAGACGAGCATTAAAGTTTGGAATGAGCAAACAATTTATTAAATCTTATGGAGATTTCTTAGGTACTAAAAAATGGAAGTGGGTAGATAATTTAACCTTAACTATGTCTAATGGTCAAAGGTGTTTTTTTACTCATGGTATGAGTGCTGATATATTAAAAACAAGCCAAGCTATGGGAATGAGTGCTGTGCAAGGACACTACCATACTAAATTTGTAATCTCTTGGTGGGCTAACCCAGATAACCTATTCTTTGGAATGAACGTAGGTTGTTTAACAGATCAAAAATCAATGGCATTTGAATATGCTAAAAATTTTAGAACTAGATTTATACTTGGTTGTGGAATTATCCTAGATGGTATTCCTAGACTACTTCCAATGGTTTTAGACCGAAAAGGGGATTGGATAGGTAAAATTGTCTAGTTTAAAGCCTCATAGAGCCATTTTAAAGGCTACTGATAAGCAAATAGGTGGTAAGCACTATAAGGAGTATAAAATCCAACCTATTGAGTTTATAGTCGCAAATAAACTTGATTTCATACAAGGTAATATTATAAAATACGCACTCCGAAATAAGGACGGAGAAAACCCTGATGAGAAATGGGATAAAATTATTCACTATTGTGAATTAGCAAAGGAATTAAAATAATGTGGTTGAATTTATTATCGTTGGGTATAAAGACAGGGGCGAAGCTATATCAAAATAAACAACGAACAAAACAATTACTTTCAGATGCACAAATGCTTCATGCAGAGAAAATGAGCAAGGGTGAAATTGAATATAAAGCGAAAATTATTGAGAGTAATGATAATGGCTACAAAGATGAATTTGTCCTTATCCTTATATCTTTGCCTATCCTTATATTGGGTTATTCTGTGTTCTCTGACGATTTGGAAATTCGTAATAAACTAGATCTATTCTTTGAATACTTTAAAAATC